GGCAGTACACCTACAGTGCGAGGATCAGAGTTTGGCTGGACGAATCCACATACGACACGACCATTAGGAACTTTATCGTCTCCGAACGTATCGTATGATACTTCATCAATCTTGTACCCTTCGGCAATAAGGTCAGCACCGTCGGGTCCTTCATGCTTAAGCTTCTTTCCGGCGGCTGAGAATGTTTTCACATACACCAGAGTATCCGGCGATAGATTGTATGCGATCATGTTGGACGGGTACAGCGAATTGAAATCAAGAACAGGGATTGGCTGGTCTAGATACATCCCAATCTTAGGAGGAAGGACGATAGCACCTTCGTACGAGGCATTGCCTTCTAGACCTTCCTGCGTCATGATGATCTGGTTACGTTTAGAAGCATTGTAGACTACGGCTGAGTAAATCTTGATACCCTGACCACGTAGGAAGATGTACTGGACTGGAACTCTGCATACGTCAGACATTCCGCGAGCATTGACAAGAGTATCTAGCTTAGCCATAAGAGTCAGAACAAGATCGCAGTCCTGAATACAGTACTTCGCAATCACAGCTCGGTCATCTGCCGATCCGCGATGAGATGCGAACATTTCTTGAGCTGACGTATCGTCTTTCGAAAACGACCATTCTAGCTTAGAGATTTCGTCTGGATTCAAATCGTGTAGAATCTGAGTGTCTGACTTGACGATAAATGACCTATCTTCTTTTTGGACAACTTGGAACTTTTCTCCTTCCCGATAAGGATTTGTAGTATTTGTCATAACATCAAACCTAACTAGGTTTCCTACAAACAGACCACGAGTACTCTTCGTATAAATCTTGATAGTCAAGTCATCAATACGTTCAATTTTTGTAACCTTGTCGCGCAGGAATGTGTTTGCTACACTATCCAACTTATAAGAATCCAAGTTTTGTTCGCGCCGGACGCTGAGAAGCAGATCTACAGCCAACCTACCATCAATCTCCAAATACCGAACTGCAAACTTCCCAGAAGCCAGTTCAAATGTCTTTTTTACCGTAGGAGCACACTCGGAATTCTTCCACTTATTTTCGACACGGCCTAGACGAAGAGTTAGGTTACGAAATTCTGCACGATCGGCAATATATCCATCATCAAAGCCGAATGTATTGTACCCTGCCAAGATATCGGGATTCTCAAACCTTACACACTTCTGAAACTCTTCAAGCAAATGCTTCTCGTTACGACAGCTCACAAACGTAACTGTGTCATCCTTAGAAGGAGTACATGTTCCTGACACGAAGACGAAGCGCTTGTACGAAGTGAGCATGTCGTCAGTGTACCGAAAGCTCACTCCAATCTGAATAATCTCGTCTTCAGGGTTTGACGAGACTGGAAAGTTTCCAGATGCCGAATACGTCTCGATATCATATGCAGCGGCATACAATGGGATATTGGCACTGGGTTCAGGTGTAATATCTCTGTAATCCACCACGAACATGACATCTACATTCTCATCATCGTCCGGCTCTTCTTCATCACCTTCAAACGAAATCGGTGATGCTGGAGAAATGTCTAGCTCATGAAACAGTCGAATGAATGGAGGAAGATTAGCTTCATAAATATCTTCAAGACGAATCTTCCGATCTCCAATCTTCATTCCATCTTTGAGAGTTTTCAGAGCTGTCTTGAACATCCAAATTGCCGGAAACACAAGCTTCCAAACCTTGATTGGTTTCAGTCCACTGAAACCTCGCATAGCATCCAGCTTGAATTCCTGAGTAATTTTTAGTCCTCGCATAGACTTACCCCAAGCAGCTTCAATAGCGGAATGAATAATTTGTGGCGTTTCACCATCTACTGATCGGAGATAGAAGTAAGGCTGGAATCCAGTAAGCCGGACTTTTGCGACGCGATCGTCATCCAGTCTACCAAATACATCAACAACGTACTTATAGTTCGCATCGTTCTCCAGCCAATCACAAGGTTGGAGCAACATAGTTACTTAAATTAACTTCGGATGAGTTAAATTCGTTTTATAGTAATAAGATGTCGTCTAACTATGGACTACCGTTCATGTACGCCAACACTCGGCAGGGTGAGGCTTCTCGAGATGTAGCTCAGAATGAAGCCAATACGGCCGGACTGAAGTCAGCTACTCCTTCCGGATGTGGAAACGATTGGGCGGTAGCGGCATCCATTCCCGGTCTAATTCCTCACGGTAACTACGGCAATTCTCCTGAGGGAGGATGTGCGATTGATACCCATTCTGAACTTCTGTTCGGTGCTCCCGGAACGGTTCGTATGAAGGGACCCAAACAGGTATTTGCTCGCCCGTTCGCAACAACGCCTAACCTTGGAATGGGAAGCTTAGAAGGCATTGATGATCAGAGCCGTGTTATGTTCGGACATTCGACTGCGAATCGGAAGAGTATTCAGACGGTAACAGACAAGCAATTTCCGGTATTTGAGCCTCTAATTGAAGAGCGGGTTGCTGACATTCCTGACCATAATTACTTTGTTGAACCGTTCCTGCGTGGTGGTTATTCTGCGCGTCTGGTGCCACGAAGCCGCGTGGATTTAACGAAGTAAGTCGCTCATCATCCATCTTCTTAAGAGTATCGCGTAATGTCTTAATCTGCTTTTCTTCTTCAGTATATGTCCTTACTGGCCGTATAGCCTCATAGTATTTCCGAGCCATGTTTTTAGCGGGCGGTAGTAGTTTATCGACCGCATCCTCAACATCATTGGTTTCCGCATACACCCGCATCGCATCATCTTCGGAACATCCGGTCAATTCAATAATTGTCTGGATGTGGCTGTTCATTTTTGTTGTATGAATGTAAATAACCTTAAGATGCGTTTCATTGATGCGCTCTGCCCGCCCGCCCTTCTCTACCTTCTGTACATTGCGGTACACATAGGTCTGGATCTGTCATTAAGCTTATACGCTACCGCTGCCGCGAAGGTAGTGATGGGTGTGGCCGGTGTTGTGATTCTAGATGCCCTGTGCTCGGTTGACCTTGGAGTAGTTTCTTGGGCGATTGTTGCGACACCGTTTATCATGGTCGCACTCGCCACGTCTATCTCCTTAGGTTTAGGTATTGATCGTCAGGTAGGACTTGCGATGCGTGAAGGGTTTGCGTCTCTAACTGGAGATAACTTGAAGAACCGTGACCGCCTAGTATCTACTCTGAAGGATGAGGTAGGTGCTCTACCGCTTTCACAGGATTCAACTTACTAAAGTAAATGCTCTTTATTACATGGCTATATCGTCAGTTCTTCCATTGCTGTCGTCGAATTGACACCTTTTTGTTTTCTCCAGAAAAGGTAGTTGATAACTTTGTTCCTGTAAGTACGCTTCCATGGCTTTGGGTAGGTTCTAAGCATGAGAATGGTTCTGTATTTGACCATACCAATCAGGTAAACGAGAACGTAGAGTTTGGTATGCGTGTTACCACGGAATGGCTAGACGAAGTGTTTAATACAAAAAATGTTACTTGGCTATATCTCGATCCCAAGACGTTAGAAGAGACGGAATTTCCTTCAGATGGGTTTGTAATAGATGATCCCGAACCAACAGACAGTGAAAAATCGGGTGACTCCGCAGATCCTTTCAACGATCATACTGAGTAGGTCTGACTATTTTGAAACTGCTGAAGAGTTCATTGAAATGAATAAGGTATTTGTAAAAGATACTTTAATTGATCGTGTGATGCTTTGGATTGATATGGTTATAAGTCCCTTAATCACTCTGATTTCAGCAGTATATTATGGGGAAGCCCCGTCTATATTCAGCGTGATGGGTCTTTATAAGACATTTAGTATGTGGAACGACTGGATTTATTATCAGATTTTGAAGTCGGAAGTTCACGAATGGACAAGTATTGTCAAATCCATTGGTGGTCCTTTTATTGCTACGAATGATCCAGTATATCATGTATATGTGTATGCCGATGGTATGCAGCGTATACATTACGCCTGCTGGGGCGGCGCACCATCCTTACCGAAAAACTGACTGAACGTCTTGAGAAGTTCAGCTCCCTGCTCGATCGCAGGTTTCATCTCAGATAACGAACCCATTAACTCCTTCTGAAGTCCCATGAGCTCTTTGGTGTCGCGGCGCATACCACCAATCTGCTCGGGAGTTAAATTACGATATGCATGTAGAATCGTTGTACCTACATCTACATGCGGATCATTCGTCTTCGGAGGCGCAGGCTGAGGATCGTCATCTTTAGACTTCCCCTTTCCCTTCTCGTGCTTCTCATCCTTCTCTTCCTTATCATCGAACCCTTCATACGTATGCTTCGTGACCATTGAGATTAGGTACACAAGCACTAGGCCAACTAGAACAGATAACGTATGGCTCAGCTTACCAACGTGGTGAGCAAGGATGTATCCTAAAATCACCCAAGCAATTGTTGCAGCAAGTTGGCGCTGGTACAAATAAATTGCCACTACGGCAAAAAGTAGACCGGCAATCAATGTGTCCATTATTTACTTAGTCGTTATAAAACTTCCGGAATTCTTGAGTGAGTCTGCGCCATAGTTATTAAACTTCCCACCCGTAGGAATACCGGGATTATCGCGAGACGTTACACCCGTGTAGTTTGCCATACCAGCTACACCCTCGCCACCAAAAGAGGCTGAAACACCGCCGTACTTGCCACCACCACGCATCTTACGGCGACGAGTCTTGCGGGACTTCTTAGATCGCTTCGGTTTACGGCCTGCGCCTAGAATAGCGTTATTTCCGCCGCGAGCCCCATCGGCTACAAACTCTCCCATCTCAGAGCTGCGCCCCCAGTTTGCTGCTCCAGTCGCTAATGCACCGTCAAATCCATAGTATCCTCCGCGCATCTTGCGACGGCGAGTCATACGTTTTTTAGCAGAACCCTTACGAGCCATTTAATCTATAGAAGGAATGTTTTCCAGAATCGTCCAAGACCCATCATCGTTCTTAGAACATTTGAGTTTGAAGGTTGATCCTTTCGAACGCAAGAATACAGACGTTTTCAGATTGGGAACACGAAGGTATCCTCCACCCGAAACTTCGTAACAATCTGGAATAGGTAGCTTTATGATTTCTTGACGATCATCTGAATCTACAAAGTATCCATGCTTACCCGGTTCATCTGGATGTTCCTCGTATCCTCTAATTTTATGAGTCTTATTCAGATCCTTCTTGTGAATAAACTGAGCTGAGAATTTAGAAGGGTATATGAATGTATCCATAAGATCTTTTAACCAATGATATCTCTGTTCAAATGTCGAGCAAGCAAATACGCAGTTAGAATTGAAGATGAATATATCAGAAATCACGAATTCAAATGGACCCATCTTTTCTGCACGTAGAAATGTGTCTCCACAAATACGTTCATCGACAATACAGGGAATACGACGACACTCCTGTGCGGTCATCCAAAGACACACGGGAATAGCGTTTTCGTATGTAAATATGATCCATCCTGAAGTTCCAGTTGTTTGGGGAACACTGAAAGTTTTAAGGCAGGTCTCGGGGATTGACCGTTTGAAGACCAGCCGGGAGCTGGGTGTCCACGCGTAAAGAGTCTGAAGTTGAGTTGCGCGGCTCATACTCCGGTAATTTTAGTTCCTGAGTTGACTGAGTTAAAGCCGGTTCGTTTTTCATCTGCTGAGGCGGTCCCTGCTGGAGAAAAGGTGAATGAACAGGAGGTGGCGGGGGAGGCGCCTGCTGAGTCATTTGAACAGGAACATTCCGGTAAATAATCTGGGGCTCCGGAGGATACAGTACCCGTGTAGCTACGTAAGCAAAAATCTGTAGTATGGCTAGGACACATATAGTGGCCAGCGCGATGTACAGAACATCTAATGCTATCATTTGTTGTTCGGGTAGTTTTTTCAGACCTCGTCTATAACGTACAACTCCGAGTACTGGTTCCCTACCTCCATCCACATTTTCTTATGGTTGAACACTGAAAGTGTCACTGGTTCACTGTACATAACCTTTGCTGGAACTACACCTTCCCACGGTTGTTCAGTGTATTCCAGTATATCTGTATCCGTTGTCACAAAGTGACGGCGAATCTTCACTTGGGGGATATAAGCCCAACCATCATCGCACCATAGGACCTGTACTTCCTTTGTTTCCCGTATGGCCGGCAGTTTGAATGGGACCTTCCGCCCGTTGTACCGCTTGATTCTCATTCTTTATATGTATTGATGCTAGTCCCATTTGAATCCGTATTTCCGCAGATTTCTGGATGATTTCACAGAGATAGAGGGTATCAAATAGAGCATTATGGAGTTGTTCAGATTTTGGTGGATGACCTAACACTTTCTCATACAATTCTTTTAGTTTAGGATACTTGTACCCATACCGCCCTGGAATCTTACACATTGCTTTACCTATTTCCATCGTACACAACTTTCTTATCGGGAATGGCTTGAAGTCTTTCATACCTAAATCCCAAATGATGGCATTCATCACAACATTCAAGTCAAACTTTAAATTGTGAGCAACCATTATGTCACACTGTTCGCAATTGAATGCTTCCATAACATCCTGAAGCGGGATTCCAAACTCCAATGCTTTGTCTTGTGTAATCCCATGAATACGAGACGATTCTTCAGGGATTGTCCACTTACCAGGTTTCACTATATAACAATGCGTCTTCATAACAGTATTCGTAGCAGAATCCAGAACAGCCCAAGAAATGGACACAATGTGTGGCCAGTTGTTAGGAGATTGAGGAGCCGATAAACTTGAATCTACGGGGAGACCCGTAGTTTCGGTATCAAACACTAAGATCTTCATTCTTAGTTTTGGGTGTGCGGATTTAAACAATTTCGTTTTACGCGGAGTGGAGGAGGTAGTATGCTACTGCTCCGAAAACTACTGAGTGTACGGCTAGACCGTACGTTGTCGGGCACCCGCCACTTGAAACGCGTAGTGTCTCAACGTAATGGGGAGCAACCATTCCAACAACTGTGCTTACTAAACGGTCAACAAGGCCGTAAGTCATTGGAGAACTGAGTACAAAGAATAGAACCGCGAGCGTGAAGCAGTGAACAAACTTCTTGCTGAACATTTACTAGGTCACGAGAAAGTCTTCTGAGTCTGAATAATTGATTTAAGCCATTCTGGTATATTTTCCACTATTCCTTTCACTGTCATAATGTCTTGTGGGACTGGGTAATGAATATCCAGTGTGTTGCTTTCGCATATAAAGAGACACGCACACGTTAGGAAACATATGCGTTGTTTAAGAAGACTTGGGTTCCATCGTAAACAATGAAGTTTATACAATGCGTCGACGTACGGTGATAAGACACCAGCTTGTGGCGATGACCTAGCTGCGTATTGGACAATATCCCAAAATACCCAGACAACATGCCTAGAATGTTCGTCTGAAATGTAGGGATTGGGACGGTAAGCACAAAATAAGGTTTCTTTACGAGTTTGTTTGTACACGCTGGCAAATTTAAGAATCCACGAAATCCAGTAAAGAGCTCGAGTACAATCTCGTGATTCGGGACGTAAGCAGTAAGCTAGTTCATTCAATGAAACGTACAAATCCAATGGGTCTTCTTCTTTCACTAAATGCCGAACATAATTCGACGATGGAGCTTTCAAGTTCTCCGTAACCGTTACTTGCTGGAAATCGTGTTCGGGTTTAATTGATGGAAGTGATGGCAATTTATTTTTTCGAGTTAGAGCTACTGTTGCTGAAGCTTCACATACTAAATTCCTGACTGTAATGTTGTTACGCATATCCGTCATGGCTAGAACAGAGTACTGGCCTTCATAAGGCGCAAACTTTTCGTAAGCTTGAACTAGATACAGAAATACATTCGGAGCTGCGCGGTTAATATGTTTAGCCGAAGACTCAAATAACGTGGTCCACAAAGAATGGACGAGTCCAGAACATAGAAGTTCTAACGTCCAGTAACAAGCGTAATCTGCGTGACCTAATTTAATATTCTCGTCCAGAACTTTGTAGACGTGTGTCCGCAAATGTCCAGAGAAAGTAAATTTTTGAAAATCCATAACTGTTCGTCCGTCGCTTACAACGACGTTCATTACTTAGTAAAATATACGAGATACTGATACTCCTTACCGCATCTGACCAAATCTACGCTTTCAACATGCGTGAATCCTGATGTACGAATAATATTGATCATACGTTCTTTTGAAGGCATATATAAAGACAGTTTGTTCTCACGGTACTTAATACCGTTATTGTTTGAAGGATCGTAGTATGAGAATACTTCATCGTATGAAGCATCATCTTCGTCTGCCTTCTTCTTGAGTTTGCCAGTATACTTGAACTTATCAAAATACACTATCGATTCAGTCTGTCGTTCAAGGTTGTACTTCTGTAACGAAAAAGCGGCGAATGGCGATGACAGGTCATGTAGAGGATCAAACTTATCTGGATCAACCATATGTACCACAAAGTATCCTCCGGGCTGAAGCCATTGGTAAGCATTGTCCGAAAGAATACGAGGGTTCTGGAACATGTATATTGAGAACCCTAAAAGCAAGCAATGACTGAATGATTTGGGTGGGTAGAGTTGTGGTAAGGATACGTCACCCTTATTGAATTTAGCTGAAGGGCACCGTTCACGGGCTTTAGTCATCATGGCATCTGAGGTGTCAACACCTACATAAGAAACTCCCAAATCTCTAAAAAACTGAGCATGAGTTCCAGTTCCACAGCACATATCAAGAACACGTACTGATGAAGTTTCACGATCTGCTAATGAAATATCCTGTATCGATACTTCTTCGTACTTAATACGTTCATTGGAATTCCAAAGTGAATCGTAGATAGCGGCATACATCTCGTCATAAATTTCAGAGTCATGTAACTCTTCAGACTTTCCATCTTCGAATCCTTCAATGGATGAGTACCATACGGTGAGACCATACATTAAGAATACAAGAACAGCTAGGAAGATATAAGCTGTCTCCATTAGTTTTACTTTAGACGATTTCCTCCTATAATTGAAGGCGGAGGAGACATGTACTTGCGATACTTTGAATACGCTAAGAATAAAGTGGCAATACCTAGAACAGCTATAAGAAGGTAGAGTATTATGCCTAACAGATCAACTTCGGTTGTAGGAACACCAGATAAATGCCATTGGCGTTCCATGATATCGGCTTTCGTTTTTTCAGCTTCGTAATCCTTCTGCAGAAACGGCATATTGCCATCGGACTTTAAGGATTTAGCTAAATCAGCAAACTGACTCTGTGAGTTCAACTGTGTAGTAAGGGACTCGTACGTATCGCGATACTGAGATAATAAAGGTTCAATGGTGTGTTTTGCCATACTCTCTTTATGGTCAGCTAACCACCCGGGACCATTTAAAAGAGCATAGTAGTCAGTTTTTGCCTGAACATCTGAAGGGTTTGCGTCCATAGAATACTTCAGAGCTGCAAGTTTCTTTTCTTTAAGGCAGTCTGGTCCACAATCCGGAAAGAGTGACGTCATTATTTAATGAGAGGTAAATTCCAATAATCAATACGACTAATGCAATCATATGAACGATCCATCCAAAAGGCGAGAATATGGCATATACTAAGGCGGTTAACGCAAGTGTTACAACAAACTTCTGAATAGTTGGCTGAATGTTATTCAGCTGGTTCAAACTTGTTTTCTTCTTATTTATATCAGTTCCAACTTGGCTGATTCTAGTATTTGCGTCATTTTGAGCCTTTGTAGCATCCCCAAATAACTGAGTAAAAAGAGACTTAAACTCAGCTAATTGCTGATTAATTGTCATTACAGTTGTCTGTTGTGAGTAATTCTTCGTAACGTCCGTTACGACTGTATCACGGTTCTTATCCAAAGGCGCAATTGCATTGGATACAGACGTAAAGTCAGGACTGGCCACACGGTTAAATATATTACCTACACTCCCCGCTGTACTTGATGTCATCCATAACTGTTTTGTGGATGGATCGCCGGTTAGGTATAGCGGCAGGTATCCCTGAGTATTCAGAGGCGTAAGCTGTTTGGTTGAACAGTCTCCTACACACTCTGAAACACCCGATCCCGTAATTGCAAACAAACCAGTCTGATCTAAATCACCGACTAATGATCCAACAGATGTTCCCTGAAGTCCAGCAATCGGAGCCCATCCTGTTTGTAATGTTTCATCAGTTTTCATAGCGTTTCCGGAGGCATCGATACCATAAAGCGCACTAGAACTTGATGACGTGATTTTTACAGTTATATCGGGAACTGGCATTGAATTTGACATACTTACCGGTTTAGGTAATTTAATTTTCTGATTGGATGCGCCTTGTAACCAAATATATGTGTGTGTTGAAAAAACATTGGTAGGTACGAAGGTAGGAGTACTTACCTGAATTACGTTCCAATCAGTTTGATTGTTTGCCGTTTTAATAGCTAACGATGTAGCCGATCCGCTCGTAAATAGTAAATACACGTTCGTTTCGTCGGTAACAATATCCACAGTACTTACTGCCGGAGAACTCTGGGTAGGATTCAGTGTTAAAATGTAGGCTCGCGGAGGAGTTGTAGAGTAAGTGGCCCAATTTGCAGACGAATAGGCGGACATATTTCCGACATAGTATTTGGATACATTTGCTGTGTTTACCATTTTCGTGTAAGGGCTCTGGTAAGCGATATATACCGGGTTACCTTGATCATCCTTGTCAACTTTCGAAATAGGAATATTTCCACCTATCCATGGTCCAGACATATATCCAACTGAAGAAGGTTGGGGAGGGGCCAATTGTGTAATGTCTACTTGTGTCCAGTTTCCCGTACACGGCTGCTGGCAGACGTAAACTTTATTGACAGAATTAAATCCCCAAAGGTAACCAGCAGCAGACGACGAAGCTTTCACTAAAGAACCAGGTATATTCGCCCATTGTTGGACCGAAGATAGCTGGGTTGTTAATGTGGTATCAATACCACGAGTATTGGTATCAAAAGCGGACTGAAAATCCGTCATTATTCAATTAGCAGTATAAAGTTCTGGTTATTTTAGAACTTAATGAAGTTCTTGAACGCTCCATTCAGGTGAAGACGAGCCGTAGCTGGCCCTTCCTCAAATCCACGCGTCATCGGGCGATCGCTAATGGCAACCCCCTGCTTTACCATCTGACCCTTCACGATGATAGCTCGGCGCTTCATCTCCAGAAGCATAGAGTAATCAGTTGCAGGTCCCTTTCCACCACTGGTAGGTGTAGCACCTTTGTTTAATCCTACCGTAGTTGGCATTTATTTAGTGTCAGAGAAAAGTAATGCAAGCGTTTGAAGATTCGCGAAACACTGATCTTCAAAATTTTCAGAAGCAGTATGCTGCTTTGAAAGCCCAATATTCTACAGCTATTTCCGCAGCAATTCAGGAAAATGATCCTGCCTCTCAAAACAATCTAATCCAGCAAGTTCTGACTGTAAACCAGAACTTAACAGATGCTATCCGTAATATTATTACTAAACTCAACCAAGGGACTGATCAAATTGATTCGGCGACTATGGATACGTTAACGGCAGATTTAATCAAATATCAGCAGGACTACCAAAATCTTAAGAACTCGATCGACAAACTTAAGACGTTAAAAATGATTCAGGCAACAATAACGAATAAACTAAATGCGGCTATGTGGTCTTATACCGTATACCTGATTGCTTTATGTATTCTCTGTTTAGTTATTATTTTACTAGCCATCCGAGCGTCGTGGACGACGAGTGTAGTCAAACAGGTAACAGGCGGATTCAAATCACTTGTAGGAGGACGATAGTCACGATTAAAGCTCCAATTATTGAATACTGCGTACCGTGTGAAAAAGGGACAGGTGGAGGAGGTAAGCGCATCTTAGCTGCTGTAACTCGGTCTTTCTGATTGTGTATCCCAATACCAATATTCATCAATCCATCCTGTTTATCGGCAATGATAGATTTGGCATTAGACCCTAGAGTATCATTTATAGCGGTCGTATTATTGTGTATCTGTGTGCGTAGAGAGTCCAGAATTGTCTGTAATCCCTTCTCTGCGCTTTCATATGCCGACTTATATGACTCGTTTCCTGTTGTAGCATACTGAAGATAGTTATCATGGTAACTTCTGGATAGAGTATCGAACTGGCTATCCATTTGTTGTTTCCGCGACACAAATTCGCCAGCGTTTGTTTTCAGCCGATGTATCGCACATTCCAGTGACTTCTACTATATCCCCAGGCCTTGCGCCTAGATACTTTGCCATCGCATCCTGACTCAGAATATGGGGAAGGTTCATTAGATTTGCATACGACTTTGAAAGTTCCGACTTCTCCTTATCATCCAGCAACCGATGCTTCGGGACTAGATGATGCTTTGAAATATTAAAGTACAAACTCGCAAGAAGGAATACTTGGACAAATGTATTTTCGCGGTCTGCATTATGATTCACGAGGGATGCCAGAACACGGTCGCTTAAAGAGGTCTCGCTGATAATCACCATACTGGAATTGTAACCATTCTCCTTAGCAAACTCCACAAATGGTGCAATACTAGCAATACGGTTCTTGGTACTGTAAACGACCAGAACTCCTCCGAAATTGTACATGTGTGTCTCATCCATAGCTGGAGTGACGGGATCCATTACATCTCCCTTGATTCCGCGGTCAAGAAGCATCTCCTTTAGCGTTTTCATTGCTCGATCGTCCATTCTCTTTACTCTTTGGATACTACGAAAACGGCATTCCATTTTTACGCCGTAGATATGTAAATGAAGGACTGGGCGTTCATCGCAATATTGGCAGGACTAGCAGTCGTTGGATACGTTATATACAAGTCCCGCGAAGGATTTGAAGTTGCGTTTGTAGACAAGACAAACGATAAGAAGACAGATCAGACTCGTGTTTCGTCATACGCGCAGCAGACCAATAATTACAAGCCGACTGAATCTGCCCCTCAGCCACCACCTGGTGTCGAAACCCCATACCGAGTGAACGCATGGAACTCGTATGTTCCTTTTTGAAAACAACTTAAGCATTCAAGGTTAGAATAATCAAATGAGCACAATATGTCTCAATATGATCGTGAAAGATGAAGAACACGTAATTGGGGATACGTTAGAGAAGCTAGTGAATCAGATTACCTTTTCCTACTGGGTGATCTGCGACACAGGTTCCACGGATAAAACGCGTGAAATTATTACCGATTTCTTTAAAGCAAAAAATATTCCAGGGGAACTTCTTCAGCACGAATGGAAGGATTTCGGTCATAATCGTACTCTGGCTCTACAGGGAGCTTACAAGAAAGCCGACTATATCTTTATTTTTGATGCTGATGATACTATTCACGGAACGGTACGAATCCCCAAGTTGACTCATGATTTTTACAAGATGAAGTTCGGACAGCACTTCACGTACTATCGCCCACTTCTTGTTACGGCGTACAAGAAGACCAAGTTCGTAGGTGTTCTACACGAGTTTCTTTCGCTTGAAGAAGGACGACCAACGGAAGGTACTATCGAAGGAGACTACTACGTTGATTCGGGAAAGTCTGGAGCCCGTAGCCGAGATAAAGATAAGTATCTCAAAGATGCCATGATTCTGAAGGCTGCTTATCAGAAAGAAGTTGATACAGACGGAGGATTATCTGGCAGATATGCTTTTTATTGCGCCCAGAGTTTTAAAGATTGTGGACGAGTAGATGATTCGCTCGAATGGTACACATTGGTTGCGGATAAGCTAGTATCTTGGGTACAGGAAAAGTATTATTCATGTTTGATGGCCGGATTCCAGTACAAGTCAAAGGGCGATTTTAAGAAGGCGCTCGAGTACTTCCTCAAGGCTGAACAGTTTGATCCTGATCGTACTGAAGGTGTATTTTTTGCTTCTGAAATGCTGAAGGACGCAGGAATTCATACTATGGTAGTCCTTTTGTACGAGAAGTACAAGAACTACAACAAAGATCCTCAGGATAAGCTGTTTTTGTTCCGCGATTTCTATAACGATGTTCTAGAATTTAATACGAGCATTAGTGCTTATATGTCTAATAACCGCAAGGTATCTTACGAGTGCAGTAAGAAGATTATTCTTAACAATATTGCTCAGCCTGGAATTCGTGATCGCACGTTTAAGAACATGCGGTTTCATATGAACGAATTGAACGAAGATAAAGATACTCTGGGACTATTTTATCATCTGACGAATTACATTCAAACTTGCGATGAGCCTCGCGAAACTGCAGTTGTGTGGAATATGCTTTTCAAGAAGAATCGAGGATTCCTGACTGCTCCATCAAAGTTCAAACCCAATCCTGCTAAGAAGGGTATCATTCTTACATTTACATCATGCAAGCGCCTAGATTTATTCACAGAGACTGTGAATTCTATTTTGAACCACTGGACAGACGCCGATCTCATTGATTCATGGTTTTGTGTTGATGACAACTCGTCTAAGGAGGACCGCGCCAAAATGAAAAAGCTGTATCCTTGGATGACCTTTTACTATAAGACTCCGGCAGAGAAGGGCCATCGTGAAAGCATGAATATTATTTGGAATAAGTTGCATGAAGTGAAGCCCAAGTACTGGATTCATATGGAGGATGACTTTCTGTTTCACGTAAAGCGTCCATACGTCAGTGAGTCCATGAAGTTCTTGAAGTCTCAGACCAATATTAAGCAGGTTCTCTTTAATCGTGGGTACGCTGAGACAATTGATGACCTAGATATGCAAGGGTTTACTCCTGTATCGCCCGGGTTTGTTCTTCACGAATACAAGAATGGGGCATTCCCTTATAAGAATTGCCACTATTGGCCACATTACAGTTTTAGGCCCAGTATGATTGACGTAAATGCCATTTTGGAAATTGGGAATTATGATAGTCCCAATACGTTCTTCGAGATGGATTACGCTAGGCGGTGGGTTGAAGCCGGATATAAGTCTGCATTCTTTGATATGATTTGTTGTCGCCATACTGGGCGCCTTACAACAGAAATCAAGGACAAAACTGTTAAGAACGCATATGAGTTAAATAATACAAATCAGTTTGATGAGTCTAAGGCAATGAAAGTTGTAAATTTGAAGCGACGTTCTGATAGGAGGGAAGCTATGATAACCGAGTTTACAAAGGCAAAGTTCAGTGATTACGTATTTATTGAGGCAATAGATGGTAAAGACCTAACCCCAACAAAAGAACTAAAGACTCTGTTTCAAGGTAACGATTTTGGAAGTCGAGTTGGAGTTATTGGGTGCGCACTTACACACTACAACTTGTGGAAAATGTTACTTGGAAGCTCAGAAGATTACTTTGTTATTTTTGAAGATGACGTCAAACTCGGACCAAACTTTACGAAGAAACTTGAAATCATAAAGGATGCGATGAAGGCTTGTGATTATCTTCATTTAGGGTATCACATGACATCGGCCAACCGTAAGTTACACGAAGATACGTATACGAAGGAAACTGGTAAGCTAACAGTCACACCACTAAAAAATGACTTGTATATCGGAGGCACGTTTGCTTATTCGATTAATAAGAACGGGGCACGTATTCTTGTTGATTACATTGAGAAGAACGGAATTAAACACGGGATTGATTACGTAATAAAGATCTGTAATACTCTCAAGAATATGGAAATTCAGCCCCAGATTGCTTTTTCTGAGTGGTACGAAGTACCTGGGCAGAAGGTTGATACGGATATTCAGACTGAGATCGCATCTCTTGATTTTGAAAATGTTGTAGAGGATGAGTTCACGTTCTTTCCGAATGTTGATCACATCGGAGACGATATCTGTTACCGGAAGGTGAGCATTGAAGAGTCCATAATTCTTGCTAGAACAATGCCAGATTGTATGGGGTTCAATACACTTGGATTTTTTAAGAAAGCTATTGATACGACAAAGTTAGTAAAATCGCCATATTTTAGTCCGACCGACGGAATTTATGTCAAGAAAGTTCCCCAAAAGAAACCAAAGGCCGAAATTGTAGTTCCAATAGTCAATCCTGTTAAGGTCAAGATCATCTGTGGCTGGGAGTCTTCTGAGTCATTCGTGAATAAACTTTTAAATGGTCCGTTCCTAGACCCTAGTTTAGAGCTCACATCTTCAGATGAAGCTGATTATTTTGTAATATACAACCAGCCTTCCCCCGGAGAGTTTTTCGATCCAAAGCGAACTATTGTGCTTCAGTTAGAACCTTGGGTACATGACAGTTCTAAACCATGGGGAGTAAAGACTTGGGGAGATTGGGCAAATCCTGATCCTACCAAATTTTTACATGTGCGCACTCATAATACTTTTTTGGCTCCAGCACATTTGGCTATCCGCGGGGATATATATAATTTGCCTTCAAAGAAGGATATTCCTACCATTATCTTGAGCAATAAGTTAGTAGATACCGGCCATCAATTGCGGGTTCAGTTTTTGCGTGCTCCTGATCTACAAACACCTATTGACGTTTATGGTAAGGCAAACTTTCACAATATTTCCACGTATGTTGGAGAAGTACCTGATGATGAACGGTATAACGTATATTCCAAGTACAAGTACGCACTTGCGGTAGAAAACAATTCAGAGACCAATTATGCCAGTGAAAAAATTTGGGAGCCATTGCTATGTGAATGCTTACCGTTTTACTGGGGATGCCCGAATCTAGAGGACTATATTGATCCCCAATGCTTCGTACGACTGCCACTCGAAGATCCCGCAAAGTCTTCTGAAATTATTCGTAAGGCGATTGAGGAAGATTGGTGGTCACAGCGTATTGATGCCATTCGTGCAGCTAAGAGCAAGATCATTAATGAGCTAAGCCTGTTTGCAACAATATCCAAAATTATCCGCACATCAACCAAGACAAAGGCGGTTATTCTAACCCTTCACAGTAGTAAGGCGCGTATACCAATAATTGAAAAACTCCAGAATGATCTTAACACTTTTGGAATGGGGACTGAGGTGTTTTATGGCGTGAATGGTAAAGATCTCATTATTTCGAATACAAAGGTTATATACAATAAGGAAACTAGAGCGTATAACCCTAAAGTACGTATAAATAAGCAGAAGATGACACTGGGAGAGTTTGGGTGTGCTTGGAGTCATATAAAGATTTACCAAAAACTACTAGCCGATCCAGATGCCGATAATTATCTTGTACTCGAAGATGATGCTAACATAGTTGGGGATCTGAGTGTCATAAGAGATTTACCGTTAGATTTTGATATTGCTCATGTAAGCGTAAGCGATATGCATCCTTTCATAAGAACAACTCCGGTGAATAAGTCTTTCTTCAATATCAAAAAGGAGTACTTTAACCGTTTAACCGGGTACGTTGTTTCAAAGGCAGGAGCAAAAAAGCTACTATCTATGACCAATGAAAGTATTAATTTGCCAGCAGATGATCTTCTTTCGAATAGCTTTATTATCGGAATGATTCAAGTTATTGTTCCACCAACTCCTGTTTTTACGTTTACGAAGGATATTGTATCAACGATTGACTCTATAGAGTCAAGATAGTTTTCTCTTTAGGGTGTTCTGGCAAAGTACCAGCAGCCCGATGAGTTTGAACAGTATTCCAAATATCCTGAAAGCTTTGAAGATTACTCGTGAGCCACATCGGATCTCGCTGAACCGTTGAGAGACGATACTTCTCAAATACCCAATATACAGTTGTCCACCACTCAGTTTCTAGAGTAGGCATCATTTCGCGGCGCCACGTTGCGACATCACGCTGGTCTTCAATTTCACGGTAGACAACCTTTCCACTCTCGTCAATCGCAAACCAAGATTTGTACTGAGCGGTAGATTCTAGCCATTCAGTATACGTCACTTCCTGAAACTTCATTTCGACATAATCACACTCGGCCATATCGGTACACTCCAGCTGTAGCTGCATTTGGTGATAGTATGTCGAAGGTATAGGTGTGTCATTAGAGAAATCTCGAGAAATTGGGCACTTGAACTCAACTAACTTTCCATACCGAGGATCGGTCTTGTCGGAAGTCAGAAGTATACCGTCCGGAGACGCACCCAGAAATGAATGATCGCGATGAGGAATGCATGTCGTATCTTCAATACGAACTCCGGGCTGAATATACGTCGTGTAAATATGCTTGGCAATCGGTTCAAACCGCGTTCCCCACATAAGAGCTTTAGGGCCAAAATTTGACTGCTGTTGCTGTCTAGGTACAAGTTTTGACATCACAATCTCGTGTTTGAGAGCTGGTGATGCGTCATGAACCGCCTTATAAATTTCAGAAGCTGTTAGCATTTCACCACGCTTAGTATGCCATGCGTCAGTGCGCTGATCATTATGTCCGTACAAAAGTAAGATCTGTTCAACTTTATCTAGGTCCATTTGAATATATAGGTTTAGATTAACTAAACCCGTTTTCAGGGTAGGTAAGAATGTTATAGTAAATGGAGATCCAAAGTCAGGAACAATGGGTACTTTATCGCCTCGAGCGATTTTATACCCTCAAGAACACTGAGCGTGTTCGTGACATTCTGTCGGGGAAGTCTAACCTATCTCTTCGCCTGATTGATTGGTTCGTGACCAATTATGCTAAGAAGTACAACATTTCGTATATGACGAAATCCAATAAGCATGTGATTGTGTACCTGTCGTACAAGTCTCATCTGAAGGCTTACAGCAAGAAGATGTTCGACCCGTTCTGTCGATGGAAGCGTATTAAGTTTCGGGAAATGGATACAACCGTTGGACAGCTGAATTTCTTTGAGTGGGCAATTTCTGATGAAGTTCTAGATTACCTTGAAAAGAACCGCGAGACGATTCATACCGATATGGAGACGCGCCTACACGAAGCCAAAGAAACTGATGGTCCAAAGAAGAAGCGGCACGAGCTTTCACACTCTGCTACCAAATCTATGACCCATCATGATGTGCGTGTAACTGTAAAGTTTGATTAACTTGTTACTGAATAATGTACTCGATTCTAAAAAACAACTATGTCTACCGAGATACATCGGAAGATATAGCTGATCATGATGATGATTATGATGCCGAGGAGTGGCATTATAACGGTAGGGATGTATACCGCGGATCTTTGGATCGTCAGTATGAATGGAACGTGTATTCTCTGTATGACGAAAACTCAAAACGGGTAGGTATCGCCGAGCATCATCCGGAACACCCAGAGATCTTTTTCTCGCTCTGGTTTGGTAAGAACGTGTTCTCGACGTTATTTCAAGAAGAATGGGAATGCAAAGATGCTACTGTTTGGTCTATTTTATCAAACGAAGCTTATCAGGATTGTTTAGAAGACGATTTTAAAACCGTCTTTGATAAGACGTTGAGCACGAATATTCGACTCATGACTCCCGAAATGGTAATCAAGATGCCAGAGATCCACGAATGCCCAAGATGTGGAAAGAAGTCGCTTTTACCTCTGAACGGTTGTCCCGAAGTAAAAAAACTTTACATTGATGCTGATTCCTCAGTACTATTCATTGATGAGTCTTTTGTTATGTATACTGCTCCCGCAGATTCACGTGTTTGGTCTAAGGTACACCCGCGCCCGCAGCCGGGCGACGGCGAGGCTGGCGACCAGCCGGCGCAGACACTGGAGTCTGCTCAGTCACCTCCTGAGCCTGAGACCCACCACCATAGCCCGAATCCTCATTCTGGGTCTGAGTATCCTGCTGAGCATGAGACTCCTCATCCTCTACAATCGTAGGGGGCGCAGCCGACTCGTCATCAAACATCTGCGCAGCCGTACGGCGCATCTGAGGGAATACCTGAGCAGCCGTCAGACGCCACGTCACACCAAAGCCACCACCAGCAATCACATAGATGCTGCCGCTGACTGCGAGGTTCGCCTCAACACCCTTTGGGAAGATTGAGGTCAGAGACTCGGGCGTAACATACGTCACAGGGTTGCGCGACGCATCCACGATCTCCGTAGACACGCGACCGTCATAGACAGGAACCTTGACACGGAAGCTGGGAGGATACTTGCCATTCGGCACGTACTCGCCATCCACCTTGTCGGTAGAGAAGCTCAGAATCCGCTTGAAGCTGTCACGAATCGCCTCCTCAGAACGCTTCTTGCCGAACCACTTGGTGCTGTTCTCCACAGCAGCCTTGATAATGTGATTCTCGAGATCGGCTAGGAGATTGTACAGCTTACCGATATCGTCGGCGCCGGTCGAACGATCCTTGCCATACGGGTCACATCCCTTCAGAGAGCCGATCAGCGTGTACGTCTTCATACCATTATCGCCCTCGCGCACTAGGCACCCGCCGGGGTAACCTACACGGGGCAGACGAATCAGAAGACTGTTGCTATTATAGCGCATCGTGATTGATGGATTGCGACCTGCCTTAGCCTGACCTACCTGGAACGTTACGTTGTTGACATCGATAGAGCTCGAGTGAATAGGGCCGTTCATCTTCTTGTTGTTGTGATCTTTATAGGTTAGAAAGGTGTAAATCCGTTTTCGGGGAAACAAAACCAAATTTGCGTTTTAGAGGAAAGGAAACGAGAACATTAAATAATGGTGCTGTGTGCGTCTTGTAGAAACAAGACAAGTAGTGAACAGTGTCCGTCCCAAGCCATGAAAGGATTGCTGTTTTGTGGCAAACATGCTAAGACCAAGACGAAGCGATTATGGGCAGACGCAAACAATGGAAACCAGAAAGCCATTATTGTCCAAAAAGTATGGAGGGGGTATTTTTTGAGACATAGATTGAAGTTGGCTGGAGAAGGTGTTCTGAATCGTAAAGATTGCCACAATACTGAAGAATTGGTGACTATGGATGAAAAGGGAAAACTGCACCCGCTTGATTATTTTTCGTTTCGAGAAGCTGATAAGCTTTGGTGGTTTGATGTTCGGAGTTTATACCATATTCTGAAAAGATCACCAAAACCAGAAAACCCTTATACCCGTCAAGCTCTAAGCATTGAAACGCGAAGACGATTACGTGACGTATGCCGAATACGAAAGAAGTTGACGATAGATAATTATCACGATGCTCCAAAACCTGAACAGTTTGCAGAGTTAGTCAACGAAAAGTGGTTGACCATATGTCAGATCATTGAAGAGAACGGGTTCTTTGATATGAACCACTTGATGTTTTCGTCATTGAATAGATCGCAGATGTATGTTCTGATAAACCTTATTCAGATGGACATGGTTGCTTTTGCGACTGAGCATTCTATACGCTCTAAGAGGTATCATTACTTGCAATGGTTGAGAACATGTTTATCAAATTTCGAAAAGAATAGAACAAACCGACTTCAATGTTCTTGGGCTGTTTCTAAGGTACTTTTATCAATTTTGTACGATTGTCAAGAGAACTACCCCGTG